GTTACAAGCATTAAACACATCTATCGACACCATCTCTGGTGCAAAAACTCAATTCGTTAAGACATTTGTCACAGACGAAAAGATCGCAAAACAACTCCAAACTTATATTGATGCACAAGCATCGTTCGCAAAAACTGTAGCGAAGTCGACTAACGATTTCTTTGCAGCTGTTGGCGTTAAGTAAGGAGGAAACCATGGGAAACAATTCAAATATTTTAGGACTCGCACCACTATTTGGTCCAGGATTCAAAGATTTTGATAAATTCTTTGTTGGTTTCGACAAGCAATTCGATCAACTTAATAAGTTGCATGAAGATTTAACTAAGAACATTCCTAACTACCCACCATACAATATCAAGAAGCATGACGATAACAACTACACCATTGAGTTGGCTGTTGCTGGTTTCGGTCAATCTGACATTGATATTGAACTTGCTGATGGTAAATTAGTTGTTCGTGGTCAGATTGCAGCTGAAGATCAAGAAGATAATTTCTTGTTCCGTGGCATCGCTAATCGTGCTTTCACAAGATCGTTCGTTTTGAATGACGAAGTAGAAGTTAAGACTGCAGAAATGTTCAATGGTATGTTGAAGATTTTCTTGGAAAGATTAATTCCAGAGCACAAACAACCAAAGAAGATTGCTGTTCGTTCTAAATCTGAAAAGCAGTTACTCAATGAGTCTGCCAATGAAGATAAGAAAGAAAAACTTCTTGCTGCTTCAAGGAAATCAAAATGAAAACCTTTTTCCGTCAATGTTACATTGTTTTAAAAGGACTCGGTTACGCAAAAGCTGCAGCAGACCTTGCCAGAAATGGTAAACATAAAGAAGCCCAGAAGTTAATGGCTGCTTATGGGGAATGCAAATGACAAACTGGATCCCAATGACTGATGATGATTGGGATTGGGTGAATGGTAAATTACCACCAAACCCAAATGATAAAACTAACTAAAAACAACTATGTCTATAACATTAAAAAATCTTGAGAGCGCATTGGCTGGCGAATCGATGGCTCATATCAAGTATCGCTATTTCGCTAAGATCGCTCGCGAAGAAGGTTTTGAAGATGTAGCAAAACACTTTGAACATACTGCTGATCAAGAGATCAAACATGCTTGGGGTCATCTTGAATTGTTAATCGGTAAGCCATCCACTAAGGAATGTTTACAGAAAGCAATTGATGGTGAGACTTATGAATATACAGAAATGTATCCACAGTTCCATGCTGCCGCAACTAAAGAAGGCGACATGCATGCAGCTGGTGTTGCTCTAGAACAGATTAGTGAATCGAAAGAACACGCTGATCAATTCGCTGAGATTCTTAAGAAAGCAGAGAAGCGTTTCGTTGCTCTACAAAAAGTAGAAGAGCGTCACGCTAATGCTTACAAACAAGTTTTGGGAGGTCTGTGATGGAACATGTATGTATAGTTTGTGGTCATGTCCACGATGAAGCAACCGAAGGTAAATGGGAAGATCTTCCAGAAAACTTTGAGTGCCCAGAGTGTGGTGTTAGTAAAAATGATTATGAAATTTTGTAAATGAATAGTGGGGACTTGTTCCCCACTTTCTCATCAGACTAAATAGTTTGATGAACAAAAAAGCAAGTATATTTCCAAACATGGTAACATATGTCCCGATCCGAAGAAAGGATTGGGTGATTAAGATTTCAATTTGGAAAGATAAATCAATTTTAGCAGTATGTTACAATGTGTATACATTTGCTACAGTAGTTAGGAACTTTGATAATGCAGATTTAGCTGCATCTTTTTTAGATTTTTTAATTGAACAGGAAGAATTATAATGAATGATGTAAAAGTATTTAAAATGATTAATGGTGAAGAAATTATTGGTGAAGTTTTTAATTGGAAAGATGGATTATATGAACTTAAAAATCCTGCTCAAATAGTTCTACAAAGAACCGAAAAGGGAATGGGTGTTGCAATCGCTCCATATATGCCTTATGCTGATGGTAATGTAACCCTATACAGCAATGCTATTGCAGCCGACTGTAAGCCCGATGTAAACCTCGTAAACGAATACAATAAGATATTCGGTTCAGGAATCCAAATCGCTTCTGCAAGCGTCCTTGCAACCCTCTAAAAAGTCCTTGACTTTTATTATGAAATAGGGTATAATATATGTATACTCTAGGAGTTTTATTATGTTTATGTTTGATATCGAGACTCTTGATGCCGAGTCGACAGCAGTAATTCTATCAGCATCCATAATCCATTTTGAAATAGGTGAGCAATACACCTATGAAGACCTGCTCGCTCGAGCATTATTTGTTAAGTTCGACGCAAGAGAACAAATGGAAAAATTCAAAAGAACAACAGACAAAGGAACACTTGATTGGTGGGCAGGAATGCATGACTATGTTAAGAAGACAAGTCTTGCTGTTTATGACACAGATCTACCAGCAGTTCAAGGTATTAATGCTATCAAAACATACATGGCAAAATATCCTGAGAAAGAACAAACAATGTGGTCGCGAGGTTCGTTAGACCAAATGGCAATTGATAGTTTATGTAAAGCAACTAAACAAGAACTGATTGCTCCATATTATGTTTGGCGTGATGTTAGAACTGCAGTTGACTTACTTACTGACACAGGTAAGGGTGGCTATTGCGATATTGTTCATCCAACATTTCAAAGACACAATGTAATCAAACACCATCCGACACATGATTGTGCCTTGGATATTATGATGCTAATTTATGGGAAATAAATGGAATTCTATACAAGCGTAGTTCAATATGGTAGTAAAATGCTTGTTCGGGGTTATGATAGTAATGGTAACTCTTTCAAGCATAGAGTTGATTATCAACCAACAATCTTTGTCCCATCTAAGACACCAACTGAATTTAAAACTCTTGATGGTAAATTTGTAGCACCACTACAAGCTGGAACCATCAGGGATACCAAAGATTACATTGAACGATATAAAGAAGTTCAAGGATTTGAAATCTATGGTAACAACAATTTCGTTGCCCAATTTATCAGTGACAACTATCGTGGTGAAATTATCCCAGACACTGACAAGATTAAAGTCTTTACTATCGATATCGAAACTGCCACAGAAAATGGATTCCCTGACATTCCAACTGCGAATGAAGAGATCCTTCTAATCACACTTCAAGATAATAAAACAAAAGACATTATTACCTTTGGTAGAAAACCAATCGGCAATTCTGGTGATGTTGACTATCGTTGTTATGAAGACGAAGCAACTTTACTTCGTGAGTTTATTTACTATTGGTCTGCTAACTGTCCTGATGTTGTGACAGGTTGGAATATAAACTTCTTCGACATTCCATATCTAATTCGCAGAATCTATAATGTTCTTGGTGAATCGTATGCTAAAAAGATTTCTCCTTGGGAATTGATTAGTGAACGCAAGGTTACTATGAAAGGTAGCGAAGAACTAACATACGACATTCAAGGTGTTGCTATGCTAGACTATCTAGATCTCTACAAAAAATACACCTATCAGGCTCAAGAGTCATATCGACTTGACCACATTGCCTTTGTTGAACTTGGTGATACTAAACTCGACCACAGCGAGTATGCTTCCTTCAAAGATTTCTATGAGAAAAACTGGAAGAAGTTCGTTGCCTATAACATTCACGATGTGAGACTTGTTGACAAACTTGAAGACAAGATGAAACTCATTGAACTTCAGTTGGTCATGGCTTATAATGCTAAGATTAATTATGAGGATGTGTTCAGTCAGGTTCGTATGTGGGATGCTATTATCTACAATCATTTGCGTGATAGTGGTGTAGTAATTCCTCAGAACACTGGCAACAAGAAGTGGGATAAGTTTGAAGGTGCTTATGTTAAAGATCCATTAATTGGTTTACATAAGTGGGTAGCTTCTTTTGACTTAAACAGTCTATATCCGCACTTGATTATGCAGTATAACATCTCTCCTGAAACTATGTTAGAAGGTAGAGAAACTGTAACAGTTGATTATCTTCTTGAGCAGAAATATGACACAAGTCATATTAAACAACGAGATGTTGCTATGACTGCTAATGGTGTTTGCTATCGTAAAGATAAGCAAGGGTTCATGCCTGAACTTATGGGAAAGATGTATGCTGACCGAAGCAAGTATAAAAAACAGATGTTGAAGATTGAACAAGAATATCAAAATGACAAATCAAAGAAACATCTTCTAAAAGAAATCTCCCGACTCAATAACCTGCAGATGGCAATGAAGATTGCCTTGAACTCAGCTTATGGTGCTATGGGTAATCAGTATTTCCGTTACTTTGACTTGCGCATGGCTGAAGGTATTACGACTTC